TAGGCTGAGCAATCAGCCGGCCGGTTTGACCACTCCTGCAACGCACCGGTGAAAGCATCTACCGAAGGATAATCCAAGACGAAGCCAACCGGGTTCATTGTATCGTCTAGGTGCTCTGCGGAATAACCGATTAGATCTAGGAATGCCCAGAACGGAGTGCCTTGCTGATAGTCGTAGTTCGTTGACCAGTTAGCTAGTTCTGCAATTTTTTGGCAATAGCTTGGTGCTTCTTCGATTACCTCGTGAAATTCTTTGATCATTAGTTTTGTCCTTTGCTTTTTAGTACGGCCTTGATAGTTAGCACTCGGCTCTGCTGAGCGATCGCCTCGTTGCGCTTGGCGTAAGCCTGCTCGCGCTTGCCGATTGCCATATAAGTGTCACCTAGTTTTGCGTAAAGCCTGACTAGGTTCTCTGCTTCTTCTAGCTCTGCTTGTAGTTGCTGAATAGTGGTCATTAGTTGTCCTCTTCGCAAACTTCGCAATCAGATCTGTTGCAATCTTCTAGAGTTGCGATGGCCTCATAAACTTCCCCATAGATTTCGTAAGTGTTTTCCTCATAAGGAAACCAGTAAACATCTTGGTAGTGAAAATCGTTGTGATCTACTTTGCCCTTTGGGTAAGTAGCGCAGATCTGGTTAGGCGAGTGGTCGTAGCTGTTTGCGCGTGCGCCTAGATCTATCTCTAGGGTCACACTCTGCTTAGCGGCTAAGGCCTCTAGTTGCTTCCTTGACTTTTTCATCTTTGTCCTTTCCTTAGTAATAACTATAAACCCTATTAGTAACTAATAGCAACTATTAGTAACTAAATAAAATAACTTTTAGATAACGAAAAACCCGGCCAGTAGAAAGTGGACTGGTCGGGTGCGAGCTGTTTTCTCTTAGCGTGTTTCGCCAGCCTTGGTTACTCGCTTCTCGTTCGCAGGTCTTTCGTGCTCAGTGCCATCTTGGACTTTCCCATCCTTGTCACCATCTCTGGCATTCGGGTTGTAGGGAACAGCAGTATCTAGACTTGCGATAGCATCAGCCCACTTATCCGCAAGCTGAACAATTAGGCCGCTCTCAGGATCTCCTGCTACTGAGAGAATGACCTTTTTGATTTCATCGCGCTTAGCCATTAGTTTCCACCCATCAGTTTTAGCTTAGCTTTCATTAGTTCAAGCATAGCCTTGTCACCCTCATCAACCTTCTCTGCTGGCTCAGCTTCTTCAACTGGTGCTAGTTGGTCAATGACAGTCCTTAGTAGTTCAGCATCGGAAGTTGTTAGGTTAGATCCTTCTTCTAGCTTTAGCACCGCATCTGCTAGTGCATCGCTATCAACCGAAGCCCGCTGAGCAACTTTATCCAAGCCACGAACCATAGTTGTTCCGGCTGTGGCCGCATACGCGGGGAAAGCCACAATGCTAACTTCGTGAAGTCTTACTGAGTTCAGCGTGCGAGTGCGACCATCATCGCTCCACTCATCGCCGCCGGCCGGGACTGAGAACCCGAAGCTCATAGAATCAATGTCCCCACGCTTCAGTAGGATCGCCGCATCACGACCGGTGGTGGTCTCTGGCAGATGTGCCTTGACTTTTAGCCCTCGGCTATCTTCCTCTAAGGTCAGCGTGCCTGCGCGTGTAGATCCCAGAACCTCACCGGTTTCGTGGTTCCACAGAAGCTTGATGTCGTTGCGACCGCGCTTTAGGGATCTGCTGAAAGCGCCGGGTGCGATCCTTTCGATGAAGGGAAGCGGAGCGCTGTCTGAATTGAACACAGCCGCGTATCCCTCAAAGGTCATCCCGTTGCCTTCTTCGCGGATCTCAAAGTCCGCCGGGGTATTTCGTATTTCTATCTTTGACATACTCTCACCTCTCGCGCTCGTCAGCGCTCGATTTTCCTCCTCTAGTCTAGTCACAATCCTGTCGGCATAAGCTAAGGTGCGGCGTGCGGCGGCTGCGCTTGGGCCAGATCCCCAGAGTAAGTGAGCCACTACGCCAGCACTAGGATAATCATCCGCACTAGGTCTGGCGGAGGGACTGTCAAGATCAACCAAGTGACGAGCGATCCAAGCCCGAAGGCGAACCCACTTGTCAGCACTAACAGATCCATTTGCCATTGCACGAGCTTCGCGAATAGTTCTTTGAACCAGTCCATCGCCACCCTTACCTTCTTCGTAGTAGCGAAGTCCCTGCCTTGCGGCGGCTCGCATATACGATGGTGGGCTTAGATTTACTTGCCTGATTGCGTAATAACGCAGTTCATTTATCTTGGTCAAAGTGCTAAACCGGTGACCTACTCGGACATCAGTTTCGCGCCATCCTTCATCCGTCTCACGATAGATCGCGATCAAGGCGGCCGGGTCATTTTCAGTTCCGTTGATTGTAACAGTAGTATCCGGCACATCTATCGAACCATCACGCACGATACGAACGATACGCCCACGCGCTGTTCCGCCGCTAGAGCGCCATCTAACAAAGTCACCTACATCTAATTCATCCGGCGCGGCGCGGAAAGATCCTGCGTATTCGCCGCCGGGCTCTAGATCCTCGGCTAGCGATACGGCGATCATCTGGTCTATGGCTGATTCTTTAGTGTCGTGACAAGCCAGTAGTTCGCCATCATCTTTCACCACAGCCCACGCTGTGCAATCTGGGTGCTCGTCTGAGATGAAATATGGCATTAGTCCTGCTTTATGCAAAGAGTGTGAACTACGCTGCCGTCGGTGTCGGAGATAGCCCAGAGGTCACTACCGGGATCTAGCTGTATCTGAAAAGTCAGATCGGAATCTATGTGCAGGCCGTTAGCTGTTGTCACATTAGCGCCGCCGACATACACTTTGTCGGACTGTGCGTGCTCATCGTTGTGAACCATCACAAGTTGCCCTTGTGATGAAGCCGCGCAAATTTTAGTTGCGGTCGCTGTGGCTAAAGTAAAGTGCTCTGTGTGTATCGGCATTACTGAACCTCGTAACTACCCTGTGGATCTTCCGGGTCTAAGTTGGCTAGATTTTGTAGCTGAACGCTTGGCACGCCGGTGTGAGAGATCGGTGGCAGATCTAGGGCTGATAAAACTTCCGCAGGATCGTAACCAACCTGAACCAATCGCGAAGCCATCGCCACGCGCTTGTCTTGCTGGTTGATAGTGCTGGCCTGAACATCCACATTAGCTAGCGGAACTCTAACTGTGTCAGCAGAAGGGTCAGCGATAATCCTCAGATCCTCTAGCCGGCGAACATCGTTGATAGAAAGGAAGCCGCTTTGCAGCCCGGTGCTGTATGCGCTCATACGGCTGTTGATGTCAGCGCGGAGCAGTCCGTCTATGTTGAACTTGATAAACGCATCCTGCCCACCGGGGGACATCGCCAGTAGCGGTGACATTGCGTTTTCGATTTTCTGGATAATCGGCCTGAGACAGTGCGTAACCCAAGCCAAGTTGTTCTGCTCTACCGAAGCGTAGCTGTTAGTTCCGGGTAGCCCTAGCAGGTGAGGAGGGACATTGAACGCACGCGCTACATCCTCAACAGCCATACGCCGGCTGTCAATGAACTGTGCCTGATCGTTGTTCACGCTAGTCTCGCGATACTTAGCGCCGCCGGTTAGAACACCAGTCTTGTGCGGTCTGTTCCAACCCTTGTGCCTTGCATCGAAAGACTGAGCTAGCTGTCTAGCCTGCTCACCGGTCAGCTCATCCGGAAACTCGATAATGCCTTGTGTGGTTGCGCCTTGGCCGAAGAACTTAGCTGCATAGTTTTCTAGCGCCATCGCTAGGCCAAAGTTTTCTTTCAGGGCTTCTACCCGGCTAACACCGCGCAGAGTTCCCGGCCTAACAACATCGGCTATATGAATAATTTCTTCTGGGGTTAGTTTGCGCTTTTCGCCTTCGATCGCGTAGCGAACCTGCCCATACGCCGGGCGCTCGATCTTGACCTGTTGCGGATTTAGGACAGTCATATTGACAATCTGCCCATTCTGCGTAAACACGCGGATAAACGCATTGCCTTCTAGCAACATACTTACGATGGCTTGGCCATAGAAACTTTCGCGAGTTGTGTCCACATCTGGCTTGTTTACCCAGTCCGGCTTAGGCCGCATCGGGAAGCGGTTGCCATTTACGCGCCGGTGCGCATCCATCGGCAGCGTGGAAATAGTGTCGCTGATAAGCGATACCGCGCTAAAGATCGCGCTGATTTGGAAAGCGGTATCTGGGTTGATCTTCGTGCCAGAGTTGCTGGCTACCTCAATGTCATCCCCGGCGGCGAATACAGTTTGATAGCTGATTGCCCTTCTCTCGAATAAATCCCTAAGCATTAGCGGCGCTCCAAACTAATTCCGATTGCGATTGCGAAAAGACCTGCCACTATTACTCCGGCCGGTGGGAAAATAAAGCCGACACCTAGCGCGACTGTTAGTGCGCCTGCGGCCTGTAAAATCGTTGCTACCATAATTCAAATGTAGAACTGCGGCACTTTAGGCGGTTCTACCATCTCCTTCATTTGTAACGCGCGGTCTAAAGCAATGATACCAGCAACCGCCGCGTCAATCTTGCGTGGACTGTGTCGGTGCTCTTTTACGATGCGTGGGCCATACTGGTCTATCTTGACTACCGCGTTGGCTAAGTGCCGCGCCATCATCGGATCGCCATCGTGTTCCAGTTTCTTTTCGACCACCGCATCGTAAAACTTTTGACAAGCAGGCACCATACGCCGCGCACTAGTGCTAGGCCACTCGACAATCGGTATGCCCTTCTCCATTAGGACGGCCATAGATCTCTGCCAACGGAAAGGGTCACACGCTACTTCCTGAACATTGAACCGGCCGCAGAAGTCAAGGATCGTGTTTTCTACCTCTAGCGTGTCCACGCGCCAGTTGTCAGGATCTTTAGGCTGCCGCTCCCAAGCCTTCACCAAAAACACATAAGGCTTCTCGTCATCCGTCTGCGGAATACTGCTACCGACTACGACTGTGCAGTCGCCATTGAACGAACCATCAAAGCCTAGAATGTATTGCGCTTCGGGGTCTAAATCTCTAGGGCTTGCTACTTCATCCCAATGCGTAGGGTTCAGCCAAGCATTCTGCGAACTTACCCATTGGTTGCAACGCTTAGTTCTAAACTCAGCTTCTGGCGTGCGCCTAGCCATCGCCTCGAAGTCCTCGACATTGTTCAGATCGCCATAACCGGGGTTGGCCTCGATCCAAGTTTTAGGAT